CGGCCGGGATACGGTTCTTGTAGCGGATATACCGAGCGTCACGCATCATGTCGCAGCGGCCCGTTCGCGTGTTCATCGCCACTTCATTCCCGAGGATCTGATTGGCAGCCTGAGTGTCGCGATAGGTGACGGAGCCGAAGAGGGTCGTAGCGTCCGTGATCGGGCGGAACCCTCGCAGGGTCACTCGCCTGTCGGCCCCCTGCTCTGCGCTCTCAAGCGTTGCTTCCAGTGGAGCACCTGCGAAGAACCCGAGGACGTGCGTCAAAGCATTGAATTGCGCAATCTGGGGCTGAACCGCCGTGGCGTAGGAGTCGAGCGAGAGCGTCAAGGCATCGATGGATGACGAAATCGTATCCAGATTTTCCAGCGTCAAGCCGCTTTGCGAAATGCCGACCAGAAACTCTCCCGTGACCGAGATCGTGAACCACCGATCAAGCACGTAATCGTAGCCCAAAATCTTGTCATAGTTTGCCGGGTTGACGCCGTTCACCGAGCGATAAGCCCAATAGACCTTTGTGGAGCGCGGATCGGCTGCACCGATGAACAGTTCAAGATGCCCCTTGTCGAAGTCGGCAATGAACGTTCGGTCCACCTTCTCGCGGCCGATCTGCTCGGGCACACTACCCGGCTCGATCTTGTGAAACCCCTGCCCGGCATAGAAGAAAATCTTCTCGCCGGCCCTGACGATAGAGTACGGCGCGAACAGACCCTTGTCCTGCGTCATCCGGTCGATCTGGAAGATCAGCGGCGAACCGGGAATATATGACATGCGCCGGATCGCCTGATCCTGGAAGATGATCCCGTACTCGCCACCCGCCACGCCGCGAACAATGCCGCCATCAGGGAAGTCCTGAAAGTCCGAGCTGCTGACGCCGCTGGTCCAAGTCGTGGTTGCGTTCAGTCCTGACCATTGGATCCGGTATGGCTGCGAGAGCAACCCGGACAGGACGAGAAACCGGCCGACGACGCTGACATAGGCCGCCTGCGGAGGAGAGCCCGCGCAAGTGGAGAAAGCCGACGCCGAGGACAGGTCCAGAACCTGCAACGGGACGTTGGCCTGCGTTGCGAAGACGAGATTACCGAACTGAGCAAACTGCCACTGCGCATTGTTGGTCAGCGCCGAATAGATCGAGGTAACCGAGTGAGTGCCGGAGCCGGCGCTCGAAGTGTTGATCAGCGCGCCTCCCGGCGTCGCCGAGACGCTAAACGATGCGCCAGACAATCCCGTCGCGCTGACGTAATAGGTCGTTCCAGCGGTCAACCCTGTTGGTAGCGTTCCCGTAGTCGAGAATACCACGGGATCATTGGCGGCGAAGCTGTTCGCATAGGTGATGACCGCCGGGCTTGCGTTTGAGATCGATGTGACATTCGCCGGCAGGCTGACGTTCTTCCAACTGAAATCCGTATTGTTGAGCTGATAGAGACGATCGGCAGTTCCTGCGAAGGTAACAACAGAGCCGTCTGATTTCAGGGCGTAGAATGCACCACGGCACGTTGCCGGCAGTCCCTTGCTGTACGCCGAGAATGACGGGAACGGCCCATAGCCATCCCCGCGTGGTAACACGTTCTGGATGTTGTGAACGCTCGTTCCCTCGTAGTCGCTCGTATCCGGGCGCCAATCACCCCATTGAAGGAGAGCCATCAGAAACTATCATCATCGTTGGGGGTCCAAGGATTCGTCGGCGCGGTCACTGGCGTCCAAATGCTCGATGGGTTGGCGATGTTCGTCCAGCTCGAGGAAGGCGGCGTCACAGGCTCGAAAACGTCCGTGTCGAAGGCGTCATCATCGAATGCATTGCCATCGAATGTGCCATAGCGTGACATCTTGTTTGGCCTTCAAAGAAAAAGCCGCCCGAAGGCGGCTTGAAACTGCAGAATTGCTTTTGATTTACGTTCCACTGTGAACGTAAGGGCACGTGACGTTGTCAGGCCCAGCGATCACCATCGTCGTGCTTTGATCGTTGAGACCTTCGACCTGGTACGGCTGCCCGGGAACAAGGCCGATATAGCAATCGAATGCAACAAATCTGGTGCCATAGGCATAGTAAGCGAGCGCCGGCAGGATGTTCCAGCCAGAGCAGGAGGAGTGCAGCACGCGCATATAGCGCATACCGATCGCAATTCCGGCGGGCGGCGTGGCGTTGAGCGAGCCGTCGGCATAGATGCAGTAATTCCACGATCCTGTGAACGGGCCGTCCTTGTGGCGCGAGATGATGACATTCTCGACCGTGTAACCATGCGGATTGTGAGACTGCAATGTCGGGTCGGTTTCGAGATGAGCCTGCGCCCAGATCGCGAACCCGATCTTGTGGCCGCTAGTCACCGTGATCGAGGCGTCCCGCAGGATGCCTCCGCCATATGGATCGATGCCGCCGACGATCTTCCAAGCGTAGTCACCGTCGTAATCGAAGGTCAGGTACGTGACACCCGGCCCCTCTCCGGTGATCTTCAGCGAACACGGGATTCCGTTCGGAGGGCTCTTGAACAGAAAAACGCCCATGCCAATATCGAGCTTGCGATCGTTCGATGCGCAGATATTGGACACAATTTGATTTAGGATCGGCGTATTGTCAGTGATGCCATCACCGACCATCTGCTGAGCCGATGCCTGAGACGAAGTGATCGCAGATAAAGCTATCAGCAGAAGCAAGATACGAATCATTTCAAAATTTCCTCGGTCGCGACACGACGGTGAAGACCATCTTCACGAGATTCTGTATACTGTAATATTGCAGTCCTTGCTATCGCCGGAACCGTTGAACTGGATCATTCCGCTACCGTTCGTGAAGTTGCGGACTGATAGTTTGATCGAGCCCGCCGGGTTCGTGATGATTCCGCTAAGCGTCAGGGCAACGGTCTGATTGACGACGGACGACGCAATGAGACATGACGAAATGATGCTCGTCCCGTCCCATAGTCGGAAACCATAGTTGTTCGCCGCGTTCGCGTTAAATGCCGCAGCGGTCGCAACCACAAAGAACGTGCCAGTCCCTGCTCCCTGCGAAGACACGGGGCCATCGAAGTATGACGTCGTGTTTGTGATGCTGACGTTCGCGCCAAGCGCATTGGAAACCGCGCCAACAGAAACGCCAGTGATCGACGTAGCGCCTGAAAAGAACGCCAGCTGACCAGATGTCGGAGAGCCAGTTGTGGACACTGTGCCGCCGCCAGCCGGCGTAGCCCATGTCATATCACCGCGAAGGAATGTCGAGGTGCTGGCGCCGGTCCCGCTATTGAAGTTCGCCACCTGCATGTTGCCGGAAATGTTGGCGGCCGGAAGATTGGTCAGCGTATTGCTTGCACCGCTGATCGTCTTGTTGGTCAGGGTCTGTCCACCAGCGACAACGCACACAGTATCGGTCGTAGCCGGCAGCGTGATGGTGCCGCTGGCAACCGCGCTAGGCCTGAGGAGCGTCGTCCCGGAGGTCGACCCATTGAGCGTAAGTCCGGTACCACCGATGGTTGGCGATGTGATCGTCGGCGACGAGGCCAGCACCACACTTCCGCTGCCCGTCGTCGCCGTGAACGTCGGAACGCCCGTTGCGAAGATCGGAACGCCGGATTGAGCGCTAATATTCGCGCCGAAGCCGCCGCGGGATGCTGATAGAGTGCCTGACCACGCAAAAGTCAGGTTCTGCGCCGAGATCGACCCGGTGATATTCGTATCGTTCGTAACCGCCTGAACGACGTTCGCATTCAATCTGGCCGCCGCGAGCGTTCCGCTCCATCCCAACGTCAGGTTTTGAGCGGATATTGATCCAGTTATGTTGGTATCATTAGTGACCGCCTGCACCACATTGGCGTTGAGCCGGGACGCAGCAAGAGTACCCGACCACGAAAGCGTCAAGGTCTGCGATGCGATCGAGCCTGTGACATTCGTGTCGTTGACGACAGCCTGAACGACGTTCGCATTGAGCTGCGTCGCGTCTGCAGTGCCCGTGATAGAATGATCTGCATCCCATTGCGGGCCGTAAACCCGGGTCGTGTCCGAACCCTGCGGCTTCCCCGAGACGAAGGAATGGTTGATCTTCAGGGTCACGGGGTCACTCCCGAGACACGCATGTTCATCGGGCCGGCGTTGAAGGTTGAGGTCAGGCCGAGGTTGTTCAAGCCATCAAGCGCGGTCTTGAAGCCCAAACCCCAGGTGTTGATGCGCTCGTCCTGCTGAATGTACGGAGCCGATTCCAGCAGCGTGCCGTAGAGGTAGAGGTCCGGCGCGAGCTCCAACAGCCAATTCGTCGTATTGGTCGCAAGCGGAGGGATAACCATCCGATAGACCATCTCGAGCGTGTAAGCCTGGTCAGGCGTCGGAGCCAATTCCATTTCGGAGCCGAAGATGGTGAAAAACTGCGGTTGCCCGGCCGCGTTGCCATTCGAGAACCGGAATTCGTCCATCTGAGCGCCGGACATGAATTCCAAGAGCGGCTTCCCAGTCACGCTCGATAGACGCACGCGGCGCATCGACTGAAAGTCCGGCGGGAGCAACACAAACTCGGCATCATCCACGCCGGAGCTGAGAGTAGCGGACGATCGCTGCTCCATCTGCCTGACGAACAGCTCGCGATTGAACTTGGCTTCCGCAAACTGGATGAACGTCGGAATGCGCGCGATCAGCGTCGCATCCTGGTCACGGGCAAGCCATTCAGTAGCCGCAGCCTGCAGGCTGGTGTAGTCCGTGACGAGCGCCATCAGCTACCGAACCCCATGAAGCTCTGAACCTGAGTGCTATCGGTTCGCAAGAATGCCCATTCGGGGTCTTTCAGCTTGCGGTCGACGAGTGCATCCATTTCAGCGCCGAACATTTTGATCGTGGTGTTGCCGCGCTCAAGTTCCTCGTTCAGCCATCGCGTCATGATGACGTTCGGAATAGACGCGACATGCCGCCCCCAGTCGCTCTTCTGGGCGAGCGAGCGCAGCATCTTGTTATGTTCGAGGATCGGTTCAACGTCCTGAACCATCTCGACAGCGATATCTTGCCCGTTGCTGTCGAGATGAATGCGCGTGTCGAGCATCAGGACAGTTCCGTCACCGAAAGTGTTGCAGTTGATGCCGTAATCGCTGCAACTTTCTGCCCCGGAGTGCAGGTGAAGACCAACGGATAGTTCGCTGGCAACAGCGTGTCGGTCGCAACTGCAGTGGGCGTCCCGTCTCCAATGCGAACGTTGCAGGCGGCAGTAGCCACAAGAAGCACCTGAAACGTCTCGGGACCGAAGACGGTTGAAGCCGCGCTTGCAGTGGTCACAGAAACGTTCTGAGAGGCCCCCTGCCTCGAGGACGGGTTCTTGATCTGAAAGACGGCCATTTATGATCCGATCTGGGCTTGCGTGATCGCGGTGGAATTGTAGGTGATGGCGAAGCCGTTATTGACCATCCATTGAAGCACTTCGAACGTTTCGAGGACGCTGCCACGGCCAGCGAGCGTTCCAGAGGCCTGCAACTTCGCAACCGCCTGCGGGATCACCGAATTGGCTGTTGCAGCCGTTGTCTGATCAGCGGCCCTGGTCTTGGAAAACTGAGACATGATCGATCTCCAGAATCAAAGACGCCCGGCTTTGAACCGGGCATCTGTTGATTAGTTGAACGCGCGGATGATGACCGAGTACGCCGCGCCAGCCGCACCCGTACCCGTGAAGCTGATCACGTCGCCTGCATTGACGTACACAGCGCCCGCGCCAGCAAGCGCCAGATCGACTTCAGTGGTCGCCCAGGCGGTCGCCGCCAAGGTCATACCCATGGCCGCAACCGTGGTGCCGTTGATCGCAACGGTCACAGTGCTGGCCTGCGCAGTGGCTGGAGAGCCGAACACAGCAACCACCATGCCCGCAGTCGGCACGATGGCATAAACTGCCGTCGTTCCGGCCGTGGTGCTTTCTGCCAGCACGTAGTCAGATGCTGTCTTATTCTGAACGAGGGGCATTCAAGCCTCCAAAGAGAAAGGCGCCCCGAAGGGCGCCTAAGGTTGAGGATAAGAGGCTTACGAGCTGGTGTTGTCGAAGACGCCGCCCGAAGACTTCTCGTTGCGAGCAACAAGAGTGTACTCCGAGAGGATCTGGCGCTTCTGGCTGTCGCCGGTGGGCGCGACGTACACCGACACGAACTTGCGGCCGTTCATGTAGGCAACCGCCCACTTGGCGGTCTCAAGCACAAGCACGTCACGGGCACGCTGGAAGCGATCCGGAACGACCTTGAGCTTGCCGAAGTCGGACTCATAGGCGTCAACCGACGCCGTGATCTTCTTCGACGCAGCCTCCTCCATCGGGGTCGAACGGCCCGTGAAGGTCGAGAACGCCTGTTTGTTGAAAGCGCCGGTCGAGATCAGGTTGGGCTTGCCGCCGTTGGTCCAGATCGAGGACAGAACGGTCTTCAAACGGGTCTCCGTGAAGGCCGCCAGAGTGCCGGTGCCATCGGTGCGGGTACCGGTACCGTCCGCTGCGGCCGGGTCCGCAGGGCTGGTGCCGGCCTTGCTGGTGTTGGTCTTGATCCAGGAGAGGATCGAGGCACAGTTGCGCGGGTCGCTCGAGGACTTTGCCTGGTTCGTGCCGAACAGGATGGTCTCCATGTCGCGCTTGAGCTCGAGACCCTTCAGCATCTCTTGGTAGGCCATTT